CCGACTGTATACGATGGGAATGTACCATTGTCAGCTATAAATCCATACAGTAAAAATTTACCAGTAGCATCAGCACTTATATCAGCTGCAGCCATAGCTACAACAGGCATAGTTCCTGATGCTGATGCAACAGCTTTCCACATCTTAGAATCGCTTGCTTTGAAAAAAACAACTTCTCCACGAACTAAATCTTCTCCTGCAGTAAATGTTGCAGTTATCCCTGATACAGATTCATCACTTGGAGATGAATCAATGTGAGCATCTAGGGATATATCAACAGTACCTGTAACCTGTAAACCAGAAGAAGTAATGTTAGCTATTTGTGAATTGTCAGCATCAAAATGTATTTCATTAGCTGTTTCAAAATCTATTTTAGTTTGTGCATCTTCTCCAATAACATAGTCAGCAGCTAACAATGAATTGGTATATGCAAGGTCTGTTCCATCTGTAGCTAATGCGTAGCCAGCTGTACCAACAGCAAGGGCTGCAGGGTCACCACTAGCGTCACCATATATAATTTTACCTCTAGCTAAACCTGCCATCTTAGCAAGAGTAACTTGGTTGTCTGCTATGTGTGCAGTATCAATAGAACCATCTGTATAGTGTTCACTATTAATTGCATCATCTGCAATCTTAGCTCCTGTAACTGCATCAGCATTTATCATAGCTGTTTCTACAGCGTTGTTAGCTATTGTTACAGCACCAGTATTAGCTATAGTTACGTCTCCTGATACAGCTACAGGATTATAACTTGTACCATCTGCTACAAGAATATATGTATCTGTGTTTGTTCCCATGATTAAATCATCACCACTAATAGTCAGGTCACCTGCTACTGTAACTCCACCTTTAAATGCAACTGTTGAACTAGCTACAGTAGAGTTAGGGGTAAATGTTACATGGTCAACAAACGTTCCTTGTGATGCAGCGTCATTACCTATAGCAAGTACGCCATCAGTTCCAGCGTCTATTCTCCATTGGTCACTAGCATCATCACCCTCGTCAGCATACATATAGATAGCTGCAAGTGCTCCTTCATTACCACGAACACTTAATGTTTCTACATCTATACCTGATAGATGTACTTTATCGTCAAATTTAAATCGCCTTTTAGAAGCACCACTAACAACCTCTACGTCAAACTCACCTGGTGTAGCGTGAGAATAACTCCAATATCCACTAGAGTTAGTTGTTATGCTAGAAGCTTCTCTAGCTGTCGTTGATGTGTTTTTGTCATATATATGAACGACTGCACCAGAGACTGCATCTCCTGCGTCATCATAGACAAATCCCGCAAAGTCTATAGTTGGAGCTGCCACTATTATCCTCCTAGTCTTGACCTATCTCTAAAGTTGATAGCGTCTCTTGTGACCCCTAAAGGGTCTTGTTCTAAATCATCTTCGTCTACAAATATTAATGTTATACCTTGTCCTGCTAATGCTTGTCTAGCAAACAAATCTCTAGCTTTAGTTTCTGCACCTAATTCATAGTGATAGTATACACCCTGTACGTTAACAGCTAAATCAGGTGGGTTGTAAAACAAAAAGTCTATTATTAATCCACCCTTATCTAATCTACCACCCATTAATGGTGATTGATAAGTAAAGTCTTCTCCAGGTTGGTAGCCTAATTCTAATAAAGATGCGTAAAACATCCATTCAGGTTTAGACCCTATCCAACTATCTGGTGGTGTAGTTAAAGTAGCTTGCGTAGTCATTAGCCATCTACCAATGCTATCCAAGATAGCTTGTCCCCATTAGTTGCTGCGTCAACATATAACGTATTAAATGTAACTGAACCACCTACATCAGAAAAGTTTATTTCTAAACTGTTACCCGCAGATAATTCGTAACCATTAGTTGTGGTTACTCCACTATCTCCAAAGTAAACAATGCCAGAGTTAGCAGCAAGAGCTTTAACTTTAATCCATCTAACTCTACTAGTAGTATTAGATAATTGTTGTTCTCCACCTGAAGTAGATACAGTTGTTGTACCAGAATCAATAATCATGGCTCTACCAATGTAATCCTTGATGAACCTCGTTCATCATGTCCTGTGTATTCAATACCTGTTGCAGAAGTAACATCTACGTAGTAGTTACGTGTACCTCCACTATCATCTCTAAATGTAAACTCAACTAACGTATTTGATTCTATAGCTGATACTAAAGATGCTCGTAACTGTTTAGGGTCTTTTCCTTTGTAAGTTTCATTTAAGTTTACTTCTACAGCATGACCATACTTAGCAGGTAACTTCTTTCTGTATTCAAGTGTTAAAGAAACTACGTCAGGAGACTTTTTCATAATAGCTATAGTTGTACCTGACTCTCTGGCTAACGTTACTTTAAACTTTATAGCTCTAAACGTAGTACCTACATTAGAACCAAATGTATATGTGGTAGTACCATTACTGGTAATCGTACCCATACTTGTATAGTCTTCTGAATAATCCAAAGCATACTGTACAGCTACAGTTTCAGTACTAGAAGCATCTTGTACTTCTACTTTTAACTTTAAGGCTAACTTATCTACTTCAGATTGTTGTGCGTCAAACCAAGGTGTTTCTAAATAACCACTAGTATCATACTCAAATCTAGCTAACTGTGAAGGGTTAAGTACATCAAATGGTATAGATTGATTGTATAACTTACCATTAAATCCCCACCATAATCTGTAATCACCTTTACCTGCGTTTGTTACTAACATATGCTCAACAGATTTACCTGCGGCTGATGATGAAGCTGACCATTTAGTTTCCCAACCAACATCATTCCAACCTATAATTGATGACTGTCCAGTAGAAGCATCAATAACTGCTGACCTTCCTACTTGTCCAACAGGAGAATGGAAAGACCAGTCTGTACTAGCTTGTGCTGCTGGTGCAGTAGTAGCGTCTATTGCAGCTAACAATTCTGTGTGTGTACCTATAAGTTTTTTAATTGTTCCTCGTTGTGATGAAGGTAACCCATCATCTCTATCCGGCCCCATTACTGTAACAACAGCATTGTTATTACCATTAATATATTTATATATACCTAAACCACTAGGATTGTATATTGCGTCACGCCATCTAACAGAGCCTACACCATTAAATTCATGGAAAGGTAATTGAAATTGTGTTTCAACAAATCTTCCGTTAGCCATGTCGTGTGCATACAAACCTACTTTAGTGGCTGCGTAAATAATTTGGCTTCCTGTAGAATCTCTACCTACAAATAAATCAGTAACAAATCCATCTTGTACAGGTAGTAACGCATCATTAACTGGTGTACCACCAATAGTAAGTGTGTACCAAAGCTGACCACTAGAGTCTATTCCCCACAACCTGTCATCCCAAAAAGTTAAAAACTTAGCATCAGTTGTTTTGTCTACAACTGTGGTATCAGCAGAGTAATAACTGTACCCACCACCATGAGCGACAACTACATAGTCTGTACCTGCCATGCTAACAGTTATGGAATCAGTTGGAGTATCAGGAAAACTATAAGCACTACCACTATTAGTTAATTGTGTAAGAAAATCTGCTCCATGAGATTCCCCACCCTCTGAATATACATAAGGTTTTTTATCAAACCCAACGTATAAAGATTCTCCTTTTTCAGCTATAAAAGTAATAGACCCACTAACAGCAGTACCATCAGATAACTGTGCTCGTGTAGCTACAGCTAACGCAGGTAATACCAAATGTCTTCTATACCTTAGCTGTAGTGTAGAGTACCAAGCTTTGTCTGCATCTGCAGCTCCTTGCATACGTTCTACACCTATACCACCACGCCAGTCTGACCAAGAAATAACAGATGCTCTAGTTTGTGAGTCTCTGGTTGTGTCACCAATAGTAACCTTTGGTGGGTACAAAGAAGCTAATGTACTTTGTACTGGTCTAGTTAATGGATAATATGTTCCATCAAGATATATTTCATTTTTGTCTATTACTTTGTTTGCCATTATTCAACTGCTCTACCTGTAATTAATAATGGAAACGCACGTTTAGCTTGTTCAGCTAATCCAAACCAGAACGCTGCTGCTTGTCGTAAAGCATCTGGGTCTGTAGTTGGACCACCTGACGCTGCAGATAAAGCTAACCCTGTAGCTCTAGCTATAACATATGAATCATCTATTTCAGTTGTATCCGTATCAGAACTTAGCAATGCAGGTTTGTCACCACCTGTTAGTTTTATCATATTGTACCCAACTTCTAATTGAGCACCATCTTTAAAAACTAAATCTCTGGCACTTCTGTCTATCTTCCATAAATGTTTAGGAAAGATTTGAAAAATAGCAGTATCATTTTGTACTACTTTAATATCATCTAGTCTTACTTGACACGCACCTAAGTCAGAATCATATTCTAATCCTATAGAGATGATTGCTGTATTTAGCTCTGGGTTGGCTAATTTAATGCGTACATAAGTCCATGTGTCTGCTGATAAGGCTGGAATAGATAACGTCTCTAATGGAGACGCACACGAAGCAGAATCGTCAAGTAATATCTTTAGATTACCAGAAGAAGTAGCGACTGTACTTTTAACCCAACATTCTAAATAATCATATTTACTAATATCTTTACTAGCCATAGAGTCAGTTGCTATGTCTCCAGCACTAGCGCCACTAGCAATAACAAACTTGTTACAACCTGTGCCTTGTTTCTTGTCTTCCTTATCTACTGTAACTGTAAAATCTGAGTCTACTGTTTCATCAAATGCAGAATTACAACTGTGCAAGATAGTCGAAGTAACAGAACTGCGATAATAAATATGATTAATAATTGATATGTTACTAGGTATATCAAACCTTAAAGTTCTTCCATCTCCAAACAAAGCTGTGTGTGGAGAGCTAGACATATCAGGATATTCTATTGGGTCATATGCCTGACCTGTTGCGTCTACAATAGCTTGATTAATAAAATCATGAATAATGCTAGGGTCATATGGCTCATCATATATTTCATATTCATCAGAACTAGCTACAGTAAAGCTAGCATTTTGTTGAAACTGAATAGTGTTATTACTAGCTGTGTAGTCATTAACATATTGAGTAGTTTGAGTAGTTCCATCACTAGCATCAGTAACAAGAATTAACTTACCATTGTAAGTATCATCACCACCTCTAAACGTATTAACGTCTATAAGAGTACTGTTAGTGCCACCTGTAGCAGTACCAGTTTTTAACGCCCCTAGGTTAAAACCTATAGACTGTCTAAGTTGTTTTCGTGTTCTTCCTTGTACAGGCATAACTTAACCTCATTTATCAGATGTTAATTCATCCAACTTTTGTTGCAAGTCAGCTAGTTCTGCGTATTGTTTTGTAATTAAATTATCTTTTTCAACAATTAATCTTTTTAACAAATTCATTTGTGCTGTCTGTGCAGCTTCAGGATGAGCTTGAAATGCTACATTAATATCTTCAGTTGTTAATTTAAACTCACTAGTTGCCTCATTGTTATTGACCATTAAATACCTCGATAATATATTCTATTGTTTGTGCTCTCTCTGCGTTTTTCTGCATATCGTCTAAATTCTTCTAGCTGTTTGCCTATTTGTTTTCTTTCTTCAGCAGTAATATTTTTCTTTTTGTCTTTAACTCTACACTCGATTAAAAAGTTTTCAAGTGCTTGAGCTGCCATATCTTCTATGTGTGCCTTAGAAATATCTGGGTCAGCAGGAATTTTGACTACCTGAGAACGACCTGTCTCAGGGTCTTTAAATTGAAACGTATGCACAACAATGGACACCCCAGTCTCTGCATTAGTACCGGCAGTATCACCACCTACATAAGTAGAGCCTTGAGGTGTCCAAAGTTCGATAGAACCCAATTTAATATAAGTTCATTAGCATTACAGTATGGAACTCATTATCCACACCGGCTTTACCATGTAGTCGAGCAAGAGCAGGAGTAGTGTCAGCACCAATAGCAAGTAGTTGACCTGCGTGGTTTGAGCTTGCACCTACTAGTGTACCAACTGCTGGAGTACCATCAATTTTAGCTGTAGCCATACCTGATACCTGAACCCAACCATAATAGTCAGCTTCTAGGTCAGCACAAGTTACACCAACAAATCTACCTGCAACAGCAGCAGGAGCAACAACAATGTCCTTGTATGGACTCTTAATAAGACCTGCTGTATCAGTACCTGCAGTTATTGCAGTCTGAAATCCATCAGGTTCATCTATTGTAATTTCTCCAGTACCACTAGATGCAATTAAAGCATGACCTTTAATTTTGTACATTTCGTGTGGAGTAGTACTAGCTAAGTTAAAGAATAAGTATCCTTCTGCATACAAATCTTTAGCTGCTGCTGTACCACCTAATGTAATACTGATAGTAGTATCGCCTACTGAAGGACTAGTTGTAATCACCAAGTCTTCATCATGATTACCTGCTGGAGCTTCAGAAGCTACAACTAAACCTTCTCCGATTGCAGTTCCTCCGTTAGCTACGTAACGAAACTTTCTGCCATCAGGGAACGCCATTTCTGCACCGAGAACTTGTCGTTGGTCAGATGTGGTTATTTTTTCAAAACCATATCGACCACCTTGAACTGGATTAAAAGACATATCAAACCTCCTAAAGGTTTATTAATTTACAGGGTTTACCCCCTGCGACCAACCGATTTTATTTTAAGAACCCTAAAAGCCTCGGTCAATCTTTACAACTTTCAGGATTCTATTATACATCAGACTTTGCTGATTCTTTGCATTGTTTCTTATGGAACGCTAATTTAGCTCCTAAACCAGAAGTGTTTTTAGCTTCTGCTTTAAAACCACAAATGTCACAAAAGCCTGTAACAGTCTGTGGTTCTAAAGCTTTCCAATCAGTTTCTCTGCACCATTGACATTCACAACTTTCAGCAGGTTTCCAAGGAAATAAACCTATTCTAGCCTTTCTAAGCACATAATCAGGATTACCTGGTACACCAGTAACAGAGCTACCAACTACTTCATTTATTTCACCATTGTCATAATAACTAGGCTTATGTCTATATAAAGTAGTTTTAGCTTGCCAGTCATCTATGTATCCCATAGAAAACCCTGTATTAGCTAGTTCTATTCTTTGTTTATTACGTTCAGTTATGTTTGCCATTTATACCTCTACTATTATGAAGTTGCTAAGTCTCCAATCTCAAATTGTATTGGAGCACCTTTACTGTCATCTAATTCAAAGACACCATAATCTGCTGTCATTACAATTTCAGTAGCTCTAAGAGAAGCATCTCTTTGTCTTTCAGTTCTAGTCTCTACGCTAGTAAGAGCTGCTAATGCAGTCTTGTCAGCGATAACACCATACCCTGAATCAACGCTACCAGTCTTTTCAATGTTTCCATCTTCAAAGATTGGTACACCATTAATTGGTCGTAACCCACTATAGAAGTTAGATAGCAAATCTGCTGACCAACCTGATGTAATTTCAGCATTGTTACCTGCAGTTGTTGCTGCTTCTTTAGATAGAGTTGCAACAGCATTTGGGTGGTGAACTATGTATAGTTGAGAACCAAACTTGTTTGCTTTAGCGTTAGAAACTATTGCGTGTACGTTAGCAGCATTAAAGTTTCTTCCGTCTGCTCCAAGTGCAGTACCACCATTTAAGTTTACATAAAGAGCAATTACGTCTTTATCTTTCTTTCTAGCCATACCATCACCAAGCTGTCTTCCAATGATTGAGAAAACATTGTCGGCTGATTGTCGTACAAGTTTATCTGTAAGAATAACTTTAGCACCAACCTCACTAGCTGTAAGGTCAACTGTTGTCATTCCGATATCTTCTTCGTCAACAATGTCTATACCATCTTGTAGGTCACTCATTGTCATTGAGCCAACTTTAGGAACAGTAACTGTCTTAGCACCTGATGGCAGACTAAACTGTTCTATAAGTGCTAATGCAGGTGCATTGTGCTCTTCTGTATATCGAGCTGAACTAAGTATTATTCTTTGGGCATTTTCTAAATTGCCAGTTGTTGATGTTTGAGCCATGATAGCCCTCCTGATTAAATATTAAGTTTTATTTTAATCAGTAACCCTTCGTGCTACTGTTTTTGTTAAACAGCTACTACTCTATAAACCTGCAGCCCTTCGTGCTGCGGCAAGTGCGTTAGGTGACCTGTCACCTGAATTGTATTTGTCTAACCAACTGTCCTCACTATTAGAAGCACCTGGTGTACTTTGACTACTGTCAAATTCCTGTGGTGGTACTAGCTTTGATTCTAGTTCTGCTATTCTTGCATCTTTAGTTCTAATGTCTTTGATGCGTTTTGCAGCTTCTTCCATAGATTGAGGAGAGTCATATTTCTTTAATTCTGCAAGGTCGCTTAACTTTAAATCATACTTAGTAGCAAAGTGTTCTGCTGCTGCAGCTTGCCCTTGTATATATCTAATTTGGTCTTGCTGTTGTTGTGCTAACTGTGTTTCACGACTTTGTTGTGCCATCCAATTAGTAGCAATTTGATTTGCTTGGTCTGGCAAATAACCTTGTCTTTCTAATTGTTGAGCATACTGTGATGCTTGTGCTTGAAGTTGAGATTGCTGTTGTTGCTGTTCGTATTCAGCATTTTTAGTTTCTAGTTCTCGCAACCTGTCTTCTGTAGTTTTACCATCATCTTGAGGCATAGTAGGAACTTCAGGAGTTTCAGTAGTAGTGTTTGCTTGTTGAGCTTCAGCAGGTTTTTCTGTTGTCTCTGTTGGAGTTTCTACATTTTCAGGTGGGGGTGGAGTATCAGTTGTTTCTTCTGTAGGAGTAGGAGTGTCTTCAAACGTGTTAGCTCCTTCAAACTCTGAAGTTACATCAACTAATGTGTCTCCATTATTATTGTCCTGAGTAGGCTCAGCACTACTTGTATTATCTTGTTCTGCCTGATTAACCATTATTAATACCTCATATTAAAATAATTATATTATACATTTATTGTCAACGTGGAATAAAACCTACGTTTGAAATTGCTGTTGTTGATGGAGCTCTACCATAAATTCTATTTATTACTTCTCTGCCACCTGGGGTTACAGGGTTATAAAAATCTCCGTACCAAAAAGCTAAAGTTTCATCTACTACAGGAGAACTTCTTTGAACATATAGTTTTCTTAAATCACTACGTCTTTTAACTAATGAATTCATTTGTGGGTTACTACGTCTTAACTGAGCTTTTGTTCCTGTGTCAGCATTTAAATAGTCATTCCATTGTTGAGCTATTTGAGGATACCTAGCACTATAACCAGAATACAAATCATCAAGACTGTTCCCTATACTCCAGTACTCAGATAAAAGTTCACTTGCTTTTTGATATATCTTTTCTGTTTCTGTATCGTCTGCTTCAAGTCTTCTTATAAATTCATTATAAGTATTATCACCTTCAGTTTGTGACCTTAATCTAATGTTTTCTTTAAAATCATTTCTAGTTGCATTGTATTTATCCCAATCTGATGCGTCAGGAGTTTCCTCTAATTTAATAGATTTAAATTCTGCAACTAATAAATTAATACCATTTTTACCAGCAACTGATGCGTTATATAATCGGTCATAATATTCTTCTCTTTCTTCTGGCGTACCTGCTTGAACAGAATTTTTAAACATTTTTTGTATACCTATCATGGCACCTTCATACTTATCGTATTTAGCAGAACGAGCCTCACGCCATTCAGAAGGAGATAATACACTTTCTCCTCTTCCCCCTTGTCTCCAAGCACTTAATTTTTTATCGTTTTCATCTTGTTCTAATTTTAATTCAAAATTAACTTCTCTAGCTATTTCTATAGCTTTACCTGTTTCTTTAGCTGAAAAACCAAATTCATCTTGTAGTCTTTCTTGTCTTCCTCTAAAGATAGCTCCACCTCTTTGAGGGTTAAATGATTTACCTAAAGCATCAATAAATGGAACACCTTTTTTAGGTTCTTTTAATTCTTTTTGAAAGTCTTTATATTCTTTGTCAGTTAAACTAGTAATAAATTCAGTACGTTCTGTTTGATTCATTTCATCTCTAAACTTAGCAACTTGTTCTTCCATAGGTCTAGGTTCAGCATTACGTAAATCATTAAACACATTTATTACATAATCACTTATATCTGTAATTGTTGTACCAACACCACCAAACACGCTTTCATATAAATGTTCTAACCTTCTAGGGCTACCAATAACATCTGCAATAGGTTCAGGAGCAGGAACGTCATCTAATATACCTGCTGCTTCACGAATAGATTTAGATGTTTGTTGGTCATACTGGTCTTGTAATAAACCTTCTTGTTCATCTTCAGGCACAATAGGACTTTTTCTCCAAGTATCATATCCACTAACTAATTCTGTACCTACATTAAATACTTCTGGCATAGGTACTTCAGATACAGGTAAAGTAGACTGACCAATTTGTGTCCACCATTTAGACATATCAGGAGCTGATTCTACTTCATCCATTGATTCTGATGTTAATGTTGCAGCTTGAAAAGGTAAATTCCATTCTCGTAATCTATGAGGAATAACTAAATAATTAGGTTTAGGTCTTCCTGTTACTGGGTCAAGAATTAAATCACCATTTTCATCTTTTTCTGGTGGCAACATAAATATCATACTGTTGTATCTAATGTATTCAGGAATATCGTAATATAAAGGAGTTCCTTCAAATTTAAAAGATTTATTCCATGTTTCTTGGATAACGAAATATGAACCTATTAATCCACCCATTCTTAATGCTGTAGCTAAAGGGCCGCCACCTACTACATCAAAAGTTTTTCCTGTTATACCTCTATTATTAATACCAAGTGTCATATATTTTTTTAATTGTTCAGATAAACTTCCAAATTCAAATGTGTTTCCATTTGCTGTAGGATTTTTAACAGGTCTAATTACAGGATTTAAATCAATTCCTAGTGCCCTACCTGGTACTTTAAATCCTTCCATAGCTGCATTTAAAAATAAAATGTAGTTATTTAAATATTTAATTCCCTGTCCACCACGACTAAAATCTAATGTAGCTTCTAAACTGTTAGCTGCTGCCTTTTGAGCTTGTGGACTATTTACAAATCCTGTTCCTGTATTTCTATAATTAGTAAACATTTCTATTTGAAATTGTTCATCAGATAAATTCAAAATTCTTTTTACTTCATCTTTTCCTAATTGTTTTTCTAAAGAACGTTTAAATACTGCTTGTCTTGGTGCAGATTCGATTGCTCCACCAACACGCCTAAAAGTATTTTTTAACGTATCAAAAGAATTTTGCCTTAACGCATTATCTAATTGTTTTTGATTAGTAACTATTTTTGCACCTTTTGTTTGGTCAACTCTAGCTAACTCTCGCCTAATACGAGTTTGAATTTTATCTAATCCAATATATCCATCTCCAGCCCAACCACCAGAATCTCTCATTAAAGCAATTAATTTATCTTCTTTATTTTTTGCTATTGATACAAAATCTCTCATTAAAGCTCTACCTACATCTGTTGGTAATAATCCACCTTTAATACCAGCAGTTGTAGCATCTATTAACATATTGCGAATCCAAAACAATGGGTTATATGTTGTAAACATAGACCTAAACCAACCATTAGACATAGCTAGTATAGAGTTAATTTCATTTTCACCTTTTAATGCAAGTCCATTTCTGCCATTAATAGATTGCCATATTTCTTTAGGAATAACATTTCCATTTGCATCACCTAAAACTACACGTTGTCCATTTTCGTAATAAGACAAATAACTACTTCCTAAGTCATCATCATATTTAATACGTTCTAATTTTTCTTCTCCTGTCAACCTACCTGAAGAATCTTTAACTTCAGTAACAAAATCCTCTGAGACATCTTTAAGACCTAATTCATCTTTTAATAATTTAGCTAACTTTTTTGTAACTTTATTATTTTGAATTCTAATTTCGTTTCTTGCAATACTTGAAAATAAATTTCCACCAATTAAAGAATCCATAATGTTGTTTTCGTTAATATCATCTGATAATTTTTTAATACCATCATCAACAACATTTTTACCCTTTTTATTAGTTCTTGATGCAAATGCCCCAATATCTAATTTATCAACATAATCAATAGGAGCATAAAAATTATAATCAGATAATTTATTAAAAGTAACTTCGTCAATAATTCCTTCGTCAAATAAATCTTTACGAATTTCTCTATGAATATTTTGTAACCCTTCAACAGCATCAGAAAGAGCTTGCATTTGCTGTTCGCTATATATCTCTTTATACGAAACGCCATCAAGAGTTTTACCATTTTCTAAATCAACTATGTCATCTAGTTGAGCTTTAGTAGGTTGGATAGGTTCTTGATTAGTAAATTTAAATTTAGGAATTTTTCTTTTTGGGTTATTAACTAATATTTCAAGATATCTTTGAGCCCTAGCTAAATTATCAATATCATTAGCACTAACACCCATATCTATTGCAGGTTCAAGAGAATCTCTATAAAAATTTGTTATACGATTAGTTGCTCTGGTTGTTGCTTTATTTATACTGTTAGTAATTTGTGAAGGTAAAGTTGAAAGTTCTTTACCTAACTCTAATATTCTACCTGGGTTTACCCCTCGTGCTTCAGCTATTTTTCCAGCTTGGTCAATAATAAGACGTAATGGAGCTGTGCCGTCATGTGCAATTCGTAAAAATTTAACATACCAATCTGCATTACCTATTTTAGGAAACCTATCTTTAATACGTTTAGTAATAACATCTTCTGCTTTAGTGCCCATTCTGTCTAATGATTGTTTAACTCTAGAATTGTTAAATGCTTTTATAACTGGTGATACTCTGTTACCAACAGGAGATTGTGCAAGTTTTTGACTATACGATTGAACACCCATATCTTCAGGTCTTCTAAAATTAAAATCAAGAACTTCTTCTCTAGTAGTAGGTCTATCTAATGCTTCTGTTAATATTTCTTGTCTTCTATTAGAAATGTAAGGAGCTCGTCTTATATTAGCCATTTCTTCATTAGTGTTAATACGTACTCTATCAGGAACAATAGCATCATCATTAATTTTTAAATATAAATTTGTTTCTTCGTCAACAACTCGTGGTTCTAAAATATATCTATTTTGTATACCTGTTTTTCTTTCAAAGGTATTATTAATTTCAAATAATTTTCTTGATGGTGATAATGCGTTACCATTTTCAGCAACATAACTTTTATCTCTTATAATATTATCTCCATGAACTAATCCTCTTTGAGTTAAATTATTTAACTGGTTTTTATTAATTACTCTATTAACACCTTGAGCTCCCCTACCTACAACTCTAAAAGGAGCTTCAATAACTTTAGCTAATCCTTCTTCTATTAATTCAACTGGTTTTAAAGCTACTCGTGTTGCTTGTAAAGCTGCTCTAGCTGTTGGGGCAGCTCTACCTAATTTACTAGCAGAATCAATTCCTTTTATTGTTGCTTGTGCAGAAGCTCTAGCTACTCTAGCAGGTGGTAAAAATAACCAAGGAGCTTCTTCTGCAAACCCTCTAACTCCAGGTGGTAATTTATATAAGTCTTCTTCTATTTTTCTAAGGTCACGTTGAGTAACTGGTTTGCCTGTTAATTGTTCTTGTTTACGAGCTTCTTCTTGAACATTTTGACTTCTTCTTGTTTCTGGTTCAAATATGTCAAAGTCTCTATTTAAGTTTTCTCCTATTACTTCTAATCCAACATTTAAAGGATTTAAGTTTTGTATTTGGTCAACTAACGCTGCTGGAGAAAATCTACCTTCAGGAGTAACGTATTGGTCAAAATTTAAACTTATATCTCCTCTACCATACTGACCAGGTATGTCATACCACGAAACTTCAGGAGCATCAGGTCTTTCTTCAAATCTAATTGGTACAGGTTCTATTAATCTACTAACTGTAGGAATAACAGCTCTTTGTTGTATTGCTTCTAGTCCTTGTAATGTTTGTTTTATACCAGGTAGTTGTACAGCTGTTTCTATACCAGGTTGTAAATATTCATCCCAAATATTAGACAAAAATCCTCTGTCCTGTTCTACAGGTGGAGTTACTGGTGGTTGTTGTGGTTGAGAAGTGCGACCATAAGACAACCTCCCTCTAGGAGTATATTCATGTCCTGGTATGTGTGGCATTAATAAAAGATAAACCTTGTACTCGGATTAAACCTACTCATAGATGTACCTCTTTGATAAGGAGTCATAGCCGAGTATCTTTGTGTAAATGGATAATTTTCTAAGAAACTTGAAAACGTAGTTAATTTAGATGGGTCTGTTCTACTAGATAATTCCCTACCTCGTTGACCAAGATACTGATTATATACATCACTAAACTGATTTCTAAAACTTGCTCGTGCTCTATCTAGTGTAGGGTCTGGTAATGAACGACCAAACGTCTGGCTACCAACTGCACCCATGTAAGCTGTTTGAGGTTCTGCCTCAAGCATTGTTTCATAAAAGTCATCAAATGTATTGTAGTTAGCCATATTAACTCCTTAATATCCCATTGTTCCACCAAACAAAGTTGGCTCTGGTGTAACTATAGGCTGTTGTCTAGCCATCGCACTTGTTGCACTTACACCATAATAAGGGTTAGATTGTGATTGTGCCAAAAAATTAGACGTAGGTGAAGCAAACGATTGCATTGGTTGTACCATTGGTCGTTGGGCAAAAGCTCCACTAACAAAGTCTGCAAATCTTGAACCTGCTCCTGCTCCGTATTGCTGTTGCATAACATCATAAATATTTCCTAATGCACCAGTTCTTTGTCGTGTACCAAGTGCAGCTTGTGCTGCTCTTAAAACACTACCCCTTAAACCTGATGGGTCAGATGGGTCACCAAATGTTTCATAGTATGAAGCAAATCTTGGGTCAAGAGCACCACCAGGAGTATATCCTCGTAATGCAGCTCCAAGATTAGCAAACTCTTGTCTAACCTGTGACAAGTCTGCTCGTTGTCTATCTCTTAAGTATCTGCCAAATCCACCACTACCATCTACAGTTTCAAAGGTTGGAGCTATTCTGCCTGACGCACTACCAAGTAAGAATCTACCAAACGCTGGGTCAAATCCTGTACCTAACGCATCTTGTGCAGCTAATCTACTACCTAAAGAAGCACCAGGGAATTGAGATAATTGATATGCTTTAAAAGCTTCTACTGGAGATAATGACTGTTGGTATAGGTCATCATAAAATCCACCTGTTGTTGTCATTGGTTGCATTGGAGTACCACCCAACACTTCTCCATATGTAGTAGGAGCTCTCATCACTTCTTGTATTGGTTGCCTTATACCTTGTACTCCAGCCTGTCCAAATGGACCAGGTGAGTCATAAACCTTTTGTAACTCTTGAAGAGATGGAGCTATTGGAAATTGAGATGGAGCTTCTGGAGCTGATGGTTGTTCAGTAGAAAATAATTTATTACCTTGAGCGTCCATTTGATTATTTGCAATAGCTTCTTGTAAATTAGAATCAGCTCTACGTAAATCTGCATTTACAGTATCATTATTAACTGTTGATGGTTGTTGTTCTCCATCTGAATCTGTATAAGCTGTTTCTCCAACATATTTATAACCATCATTGTCTTGATAAAAAGGATGATATACATAAACACTTGTACCACTAGTAAAATATTGTCCTCGCCTAGATTGAGAACGAGGTGGAAAAGATGTAGTAGGTGCATCATCTTTTGCAATCCCACCAGTTTGAATTATGTTTTCTGCATCATCAGAATCTTCATCATCTGGTTTAGGTTTATCAACATCAGGTGTTACTCTAGTTCTAGTTCGTAATGTTCCATCATCAACAGGTGCAACAGAAGTAGTTGTATCAGGAGTAGTAACTATTCCTCGTGCTGTTGGATTTTGTATAAATTCTATAGGAAGTTGAGTTGTTGTAGGACTAGCAATACTATCTCCAAATTGCATTGCCCCACCTAAATAACTTTGTGGAGCTACAAATGGTTGTCCTCTACCGCTTTGCATTAATAAAGCTGCTCTAGCTTCAGGACTAATTCCTGTACCTATATTTACATTTTCTGCAGCTATACCCATTGGGTCACCTAAACCAAATTCGCCAGGTGCAAATTCTGAAATAAAAGGAAATGGCTGAGCTGTAGCTGGAGCAGTAAATGACACAACATCTTCATAAAAACCAGGTACTCCACCAGGACCTATAACAGCTCCTGGTGCTCCTGTTTGTGCTGGTGTAAATCTTGTAGTTGTTTGTGTACCAGGTAGGTCTGAAGTAAAACTATCCATACCAATAGTTGGGTAAAGAAATCTACCACTACCACCTATACCAAAATCTAAATTAGATAAAACATTAGATATAGCACTAAATCTATTATTACTACCTGGTAATTGAGAAGGTGGCAAAACACCACCAGTATATTCAGGACCAGTATCTAAAAATGGAGTTCTTTCTCTAACAGGGTCTAAATCAAATGGGGGTAGTTGATTTGTTGTTGGGTCAATATTTTCACCTACTCTTGTAAAAACATCAAAGTTAGGTGTATCTCTAGCTAATAAACTTCTAATAGCAAAGCCTTCATCACCAGTTAAATCAGCTAACCTTGTTCCTGGTTGAAGATTAGCTAATGCACTAGTCATAGCTATTGCTGGGTCAACTATTGGCTCAGGTAAAGGTGGAGTAGCATTTTGTCCTTTTACAGCACTTGTCAAAGCGTTAGCTACAACTCCTGATGGTAAGCCACTAAGTTCAGCTAAACTTTCAAAAGCGTCAGGAAGGTCATCAACTTTTATTGGCTGAGTGTCACCCATATCTAAAAAGTCATCAAAATAACTTGCCATTTATGCACCTTCCTCTGGTGGTATCAATCCTTCTTGTTCTAATCTTGTAACTGGGTCTTGAGCTCCGGGTCTAGGAGTTCCGGGTGGAACTGTCGGACCTACAGGAGCAGTTGGAGCTACAGGTGGTACACCCATCATAGCATTAGGCATTACTTGAGGGGAAGCAGTTGGGCCGCCACCCATTCCCATTCCTTGTGGTGGTGGTGGACCAGCTTGTGGTTGTGGTGGAGCTACGCCTTGAGCCATGCCACCAGCCTGTTGCATCATTTGAGCCTGTTCCATTCCTTTAACTAAGAACAATCTTTCAAGTTCACCTTTATAGAACTTAGCTAAATCTTCTCTGCCTTGTCTCTGTGCTGCCTGTAACATTGTCCATAGTGTAGCTTCAGGTAAAGTTCTTTCTGCTATCTGTGCGTTAATTGCGTCATCCATCTGGTCAGCAGACTGCAAACCAAGTACATGGTCACGTATAAACGTATCTGACAAGAGTGGTGTTTGTCCTTCTCGTGCCATCTGTGCCATTGACATCTTTGTCATATCGTCTTGTGGCAACTGACCGATAAATTCTATTTCAGGGTCACCTGCGTTTTTAATAATATCGACAGTTATTTCTTCAGAGAAATACATTCTGTTTCTGTCTTTACCACTAACTTCAACAGCTTTGTATGCACCAGTAAGATACTGGTCTGTAAGCATTTTAGCTATGCACATATACGCACGTTCAAGTGACTGTAGTCTAGGTGCAAGTTGTGATTCAACACCTTGTCTTAGTGTGTTTATTGCAAACCCTGATAATTGAAATTCTAATTGTCCATAAATAGAGTGTGGTAATCCACCTCTCTGCATTTCACCAGATACAAGTCCCATAAATACGCCTGACTCTCTAGCCATTTCTAATAGTCCTAGAGGTTCAACGTCTTCTCCCTGACCAAGAGCAATCTCTGAGCCTTCTTTGTATGGGTCTTCTTCTAGTGTTTTAGTTCCGTCACGAGACTTAACTTTTAGTCCTTGTCTTCGTGAACGAGCTACAAGTTCTAACATAACACTCATCATAAAATTATGTTTTTCAAATAAGTCTCTGGTTGATTTGTAGCATGATTCACCAAAATCCTCGATGGTATCTTGGTTTCTAGTATCTGTTATAGCTTGAATCATGGGTGTTGCACCGACTGGTCCAAGAAATACTGGAACTTCATTAGCTCCATGTTTAGTTCTTTTCTTTAAAATAGTTGAATCGGTACAAACAATGTTGTCTTCTTTGTCATAAAAATCATAGACATCAATAGGTTCATCTGTATCATCAACTGAACCCATGTCTTTTCCATAAGTTAATTTAATTTCCGAAGGAGATTTTTTAGATTTGTAACAAGCCCACGACAAGCCATCAGCACCCTCACCCCAATAAGTATGGAGCGGGTCCCAAGGTTGAATATCGACATATGTCTCTCCGTTTTTATTTTTAACAAGTAAGGCTCTACCTGAGTACCAACCACGTAATGTGATGTACCAAGATAGTTGTTTCCTTACTGTAGGTTGTAATCTGTTAGTTAGTCTTTCATCAGCAGATTTTAAAATGCCGATTAAGAACTTTTCTTTAGCGTCATTGTTTTCACGCTGTTCTCTTTCTGAGTTATTGTAAGGTACACGTACTACCATTTCAGCAGAGGTTAGCCATGAAATAAGTTTGTCTGCGTATACCATAGGTTCGTTTGAGGTGTAAGACTGGTAGCCTTCACCTGCGTCAAATTCTTCTAATCTATATAAATCGTAGTCATCATCCATGCGTGTACGCATAGGTTCTGTTAAGTCGTAATGATTATCTACTAGCGATATAATTTCTTCTGGTTTGTAATTAGCCATTTACCATTGCCTAACCTTTATAATTTTATTATCGGTAATATACCCATACCCATAACGATTAATTAATCCATAGATTACTGCTTTAACACCATGATTATATCTATCTTCAGGTGTTTGTCCCACAATATTACCATCTCTGTCCATCTTCCATCTATACGCACGAGTCTGTCCGTCAAACGGATTAGGTTTAACGCCAAACTCTGATAATATTCCTTCGCACTTTGGGTTAAATATTATCATAGGTTCTGTTTTAGATACTGGGTCAGTCTTTAAAAACGACTTTAATCTTTCAGTTCCTTCGTTAATTCTAATCTTTTCTGAGTCAAAATAGATACCTGTTCGTTCTAGCCATACTTCTGCGGGTGCAGCCATAGCTTGGTGTTGATAACCTGCGATATCAATAACTCCGAACTGTGCATCTCTCCACCAAGGTCGTGATTGTGCTATATCTATAATTTCATCTGTAACCAGATTCCTTTCATAGATTTCGTCTATCACTCTTACTTGGTCATTAACTATCTGTACTATTTCACAGGCGTATGCTTCTGAGTAACCTGGGTCTATCCATATATGTACAGGTATATCTGGTTCGTACTCTACGTCACGTACATGAATATCAGCTCTTAGTTCATTAAATACCAGTCCTTGTGGTGGGCTAGGTATACCTTCTATTCTTTCTAGGAAGAAATCATCTGAACTAGCTCGTTCTAGTGCCAGTATTTCTGGGTCTTGTCTACCACCTGGGTATAGATACTGGTTAGAGTAGCTAGGTAACGAGAACGCTTGTTCGTCTACTGATGCTGAGTGTTGCCATGACTGGTACATTTGTGGATACCAACCTAGTGAACCTTCAAAAGTACCTGCTAAAAACATCCAACCTTTCTTTGGAGCACATCTACCACGTAGTCTGTGGAAAGTTTCTAGGTCTAGCTGTGATGCTTCGCAACCAATAATGCCATTAGGTGCTCTCATAGCTAGTGTTCTTGGGTCTTTAGCAGACTTTGTTTCTATTCTTGTGCCGTCAGCCAGTACAATTCTACCTGGGTCTACTCTTTTAGTTGATTCTTTTAGTAGTCCTAGTGTAGCGAAGTCTTGTACGAGGTATTCAAACTCAGCTCTGGTACGTTCGTAGTCGGCGGCAACTAGCCAGAAGAGACCTTGTCCTTCTGTTTCTAGGAATCTACCTAGTAGATATTTAGAAGCAACCATAGATTTACCAGCTTGTTCACCACCAGCTACTAAGATAAATCTTTTTCTAGACTTTAGTATTGGTTTTTGTAAATCAGTTGGAGCAAAATCTACTTTGTCATAGATAAAATCAGCTAGTTCATTAACAGATGTGTTATTGTTCTCCACTTTTGCCTCTTAATATATCTTCTGCTTGTTGTTGTGCTGTTTTAGTTTCAGCACTTTCGCTTTCATCAAACTTAATACCTTTAAATTTAGATTTAAGTTCTTTCATAATATCTTTCGCAGTCTCGTCATTTACCTGTGCATTGTCTTTATACTTATCAGGTAGTAGACCTTTGAGTGCAAATATTAGAATAACTGGGTTAGATTTAGGGTCTTTAGCTCTTTGAAATAAAGTCAGTTCTATATCTTCGGCAAAGTTTTCTTTAACGTCATTAAATCTACTAACAAAATTAAATTTATCATCTCGTTTCCAACGTTTATACGTACTTCTACCTATACCTGTTTCTTCACAGGCACGAGCAATAGTTCCGTACTCTCCAAACGCTGATAAAAATAAATCTTGTCTAGCTTTAATTGCTTCAGGATTATTACCTGGCATATCAGGGACAGCGTTACTAGCCATAATTACCTTCTCATCATTTTTTTCTTTTTATTCTTTTTAGGTGGTCGTCCTCTTTTTGAACCGTATGTACCTTTTCCGCTAGGCATAATATTCTCCTTATTACTTGGATTACTTAGATTACTTTTTTTTCTTTCTAACTAAATCTGAATCTGCTTTTCTAGCTCCACCTTTACCTGTGGCGAAACTTCTAACTCTACCTGCTGCCCATTGGTGAGCAGAAGTACCGGGTCTTGAACCAGAGGAATAATATGCTCCGAGTCCACGTTTGTAAACTTTTTCCAGAGTACCTTTTGAAAATCTGCTAGATTTAGCGTATTTATCTATTACAGCAGACTTACTTCCTCTTTTTGTTGTTGACTTTCTTTTTTTTGCTGGCACTTTTACTTCTCCTCTTAGAGATTGCATCCATCATACTCGGAGTGAGCTTACCTTGCCTATATAGTTTAGCAGTTCGTTTTATTTCTCTCTCTGATGCTTTAGGATTTTTAGAACCTTTAACGTATTTTTTAGGTACACCTGCTTTTGTTTTAGCTACTCGTTTAAATTTTCTCTTACCAGTCTTTTGGGTAGCCATTACCATTTAACCTTATCAGCCCAGTAGGCTGCAGACATCTTACCTTTGGCTATATTTTTGCCATGACGAGCTTTAAAAGACTTACGTCTGGCTTTTTCTTTAGCAGTTTTAGGGCTTTTACCAGCTCCACTTACGCCTTGTTGTCCAAATCTAATAGTTTTTACTTGGTCACCAGACTTAGCAACTACTACGTGTGACTTAGTGGGGTGGCTAGGTGTACGTTTTGGCTTGTTGTATCCAGAAACGCCTACTCGTTTTAACCTTGAGTCTTTTGGTTTTGCCATAATCAACTCCAATTACTGCCAATAACTTGGTTCACCTTCTTTCATTATAAGATACCATATATGTTTATTGCTACACTTGTATTTAAATCTACCTAAATTTGGATATCTGGTAGATTCACAGCGTTCTCCACAACCATCATATGGACATCTCATTTCATATCTCAGAGCAATATTGCCATATCCGTTAGTAAAAGTCATAACATAGACTAATTTACTACCTTGAAGGGTTTTCTGCCCTTTCTTACGGACAACAATCGTATCTACTTCACTACCAGAGCTTTTTCTTTTTATCTTGTAAGGTGGGGCAGTTGAATAATCAGTATACCCACAGATGATACATTTATACCCATCATCCGTAAGCATAGTTGCTCCCAAACACTTACTACAACCTCTTATCTTAACCATAAAAATCATGTTAGCATAAACGAGGTGGAAACGGAAACTAGGGCGTGGTGTTTTGCCTCACCACCATTGACCAATCCGTTCAGTACGTTGCCCTAGACTAATCTGTGTCTTTCCACCACCTTAAACATTTACAGGCACAATGTGATATAATAACCTTGAATCATAGTTATCTCCTATATAACATTTTGATTCCCTCTTAAACCTCCATAAATGATTGCTTCCGTTTATGGGGGTTTATTTTTTCAGGAATTATTCTTCCCTTGACAGTATTAATCTGTAATTTGTATAATTTATCTCCCAGGAACTAGTAACTAAAATTAATAAAGTTAATAAAAAAGAATAGAATAGAATAGTTACTAAGATACTAGTAACTAGTTACTATACTATTCTTCTCTTTTTATATTTTTTAAAATATACAGTACCCAGAATCTAAACCCTAGAAACTATCCCACCCTGCTCTTTTATAAAAATTAAATATATACAGGTATAGACCAATCATTACCATGAGTTACAAGACATACCCGGTACTAGCCTCAAAGTGGTAGTCGCTATTGCTCCTGTTACTGGTGGTGGGGGGGATGATTTTTTGAGAATAATTCCCATTTATAATTTCTGAGTTGTTTTTAGGATTTTTGGATTTTCTCATATTCAATAATTACAAATTATAGAATATTCAAAAAGCTACAGTTTCAAGAATGGTTCTCATTCTCTTTTTATTCTAGTGTCATGCAATTTATTAACTTATATTCCAATGTTAGGTCATAAGGTCAATTTTTAGATTATA